GACCATTATCAATACTTTGATGTAATTCCGGAAACAATCGGACAGTACACTGGATTAAAAGATAAGAACGGCAGGGAGATTTATGAGGGCGATATTGTCGAACTGACCAATACTTATATGGGCATGAATACAAAAAGCATAGTCGAAATTGATTTCATTGATTTTACTTTTGTAGGGAAATGGGAATCAGAATACTCACCTTTGGGATATATGTATAATTCACTTGGTTCATACAACTTCCCAACAGTCAAGATTGAGGTTATTGGAAATATCTATGAAAATCCTGAAATATTGAAGAAGTGAAATTATGGATAATAAATAGATTCCAATAAGCAAGAGATAGCCAGAAAAATAGTATCTGAACATGGATATGAGAACAGAGAAGCCAGAATGGGTATAAGAGACGGTGTAGATAAGGCAATAAAACAATATATCTACTTGAAAAAAAAGATGATGTTATCGACAGAGTAATAGAGCGAGCATCAACGGAAATTGTAAAGAAGGGGTTGCCAAGATTTATCGAAACTATAAGTAAGAGTTGATTAGCTAATAAGCGGAAAGGAAATGTATGGACTTTAAAGAGTATTGCAAATTAGCAAAAGTTATCTCGCTTGAAGTTTATGACAATATGACTCACGCAATTGGATTTAGCAGAGACAAGATAAGGCGAGGGAAATACGTAGCATACAGAAACAGTTATATAACCAATGATAGACCCGAGGAAACCGATGCATTTAATATCGCAATAGAGAACGGACTTATGGCGCAAAATGGTTTTACAGATACTGCCGTTCGTTTCGAAGTTACAACAAAAGGACTTAATTTTATAGCATTTAGAGAAAATTGCAAGATAGTAGAAATGGATTAATTTCATCCAGATACAGGAGTAACAGACTGAACTGGCTCCTGCAGCACCTAAAAGATTGGAGGATGTATGTCGGAGTTGGAGAAATAACAACCTATATTTTAATGTGTGGATACAAACTCTATTTATAGAGTAGATATCACTATAAAAACTATTAAAAGGAGAGGATTTAATAATGGCAAGAATAACAGAAGAAGCAGCTCAAACTTATTACAGTAACAGTCATAATGGTGAATGGTTTCAATTAAAGGATCACGGAGATGTTGCCAGAGTGCAATTCCTGCATGATACAATGGAAGATTTACCAATCTTTGCAGTTCATAGGGTTAAGGTAGGAGACAAGGAAAGATATGTAGATTGTATTAGAAATTATGATGAACCTATCGACAATTGTCCTTTCTGCGCTGCTGGTATTCCGGTTAAACCGGTTCGTTTTGTACTAATGTATGATCATGCTGATGGCAAGGTTAAGATTTGGGAGAGAGGTAAGCAATTTATCACTAAATTACAAGGTCTTATGAATCGTTATAACCCTCTATCTCAATATGTATTTGAAATTGAACGGAATGGTAAAGCTGGATCTAAGGATACTAAATATGAGGTATACCCAATGGATAGAGTAGAGCCTCATGATTTAACAGAGGTTGAAGATGTTCAGTTATTAGGTGGTCTTATTTTGGACAAGACATTCGAAGAGATGGAAATCTATCTTGATACAGGTAGCTTCCCAGATACAGGTGAGAGCAACTCCTCAACGCAATCATCTGCTGCTCAGGTAACACCTAGAAGGGCAAGAGCAAGTGCAGAGGCGGATGCTACATACTCTAGAAGACAGTCACCAGTGCAGCAAGCACAAGCTGAACAGCAACCAGTATCTAGAGCAAGTAGAGCGTCTGCTCCTACAAGAAGTCGTAGAGGAGGAGAAACGTTCTAATGGGATTGCTTAAAAGTATGCCTCCTAGGTCTACCAGGCAATCTGATTTAGATGCTATAGCTCGGGCAAAAAATTCTCGGACTGTAGCATCCCCCGTAAGGGGCGGTAAAAGTGTATATGATAGAATAAGTTCAATATCTACTCTAGTAGAGTCTAAATTAAGTAAATACAAGGAATTGTATGGAGTGCTTAGAGACGAAGAGTCGGTTAGAGCTTATTTTAAACAAATTAGAGAATATAATTCAGGGGCACTTGACACAGAAGCAAGTTCATTAGACCCAATTACTTGTACAATAGCTGGTATATGTTTATATGTACCCAGATCTAAACCCGTATATATACCATTAAATCACGTCTCTCACATTACAGGAGCACCTGTTAATAATCAGGTTGATATATCAGTAGTTAGAGAAGAACTGGAATTGTGTGAACAAGCTAATGTCAAGTGGATAATGCACAACGCTAAATATGATATTCGTGTTATACGTCATCAAGTAGGTGCAAATATATCATGCTATTGGGATACCATGCTAGCAGCTAGATGCTTGAATGAGAATGAGTCAGCGGGACTTAAATATCTTCATATGAAATATTGCGATTCGAAAGATTCTGAAGCTCTTACATATGAAAAATTATTCGAAGGAATACCGTTTACTCAGATACCAATAAATGTAGGTTACTTATACGCTGCCGGTGACCCACTAAAGACCTGGGAATTATATGAATTTCAAAAACAATATCTTAATAGACATAGACTGCCTGGACCTAATTATGTATTTAGAGAAATTGAAATGCCATGTATAGAAGTATTAGCTTCTATGGAAGATAATGGAATACGTTTAGACGTAGAGTTCGCCAATTCCTTATCGGTGAAATATCATGAATTACTAGAACAGCATAAGCAAAGATTTTATGATACTTTGTCAATGTATTCAGATAAGATAGAGTATTATAAATCAAAGAATCCAAATCATAAATTATCGGACCCAATTAGTATATCCAGTCCAACTCAAATAGCGATATTGCTTTACGATATACTGGGATTGAAATCCCCTGATAAAAATAAGCCTAGGGGAACTGGAGAGGATATTCTATTAGCTCTAGATGTACCATTGTCAAAAATTATATTAGACTATAGAGAAACTGAAAAACTTTTGTCTACATATATTGACAAGATGCCGACTATTGTCAATCCGAAGGACGGAAAAATTCATTGTAATTTTAATCAGGGTGGTACAGTTACAGGTAGAATATCGAGTAGTGAACCTAATATGCAGAATATACCAAGTAAGAACAAAGAAATCAGAAAAATGTTCACTGCATCTGAAGGTCATGTACTAATCTCTTGTGACTTTTCTCAACAAGAACCTCGTACCCTAGCTCATATGAGCGGAGACGAGAATTTAATTCAGGCTTACAAGGACGGCAAAGATATTTATGCTTGGATTGCATCTTCTATCTATAAAGTACCTTATGAAGAGTGCAAAGAGTTTAGACCTGATGGTACGAAGAATCCTGAGGGTAAACAAAGAAGAGATTCTGTTAAGTCAATTATTTTAGGAATAATGTATTCAAGAGGAGCTAAAGCTATTGGAGAGCAACTCGGTATATCTACAAAAGACGCTCAGACGATAGTTGATAAGTTCTTTAATTCATTTCCTAAGGTGCAGAAGTTTATTGACGAGACTCAAGACAAGGCTAGAAGACTTGGTTATGTTGAAACTGCATGGGGAAGAAAAAGAAGACTACCTGAGATGCAATTACCACCATATGAATTTCAGTATTTGGAAGGTGCAGTACCTGAAAACTTCGACCCATTGAACTTTGATAATGTATCTTCACAACCTCTTGAAGTTGACAGGGCAACTCAGAAATATTATATATCTAAGTTAAACAAAGTATGGTCAGCTAAAGATAAAGCAGTGATTAAGGAAGAAGCAAGGCAAAGAGGTATATTAATTATTGACAACGGTGGTAAAATAGCTGACGCTAGTAGACAGTGCGTTAATAGCGTTATTCAGGGAACATCAGCTGATATGACAAAGTTGGCTATGATTTCTATTCATAATGATAAAAAACTCAGGGAGTGGGGTTGTAAATTGCTTCTTCAAGTGCATGACGAGTTAATTGTAGAAGCACCTGAGGAAAATGCTAAGAAAGTAGCAGAACGGGTATCAGAGTTAATGATTTCAGCGGCTAAGAGCAAAATATCAGTCCCTATGAAATGTGACGCTGAGATTACTAGAGTATGGTATGGTGATCCATTACATTTTGATTAAAGTGAGGTATATGTTATAATGGATAGTATGTATCAAATAATATCATATATCAGCAGAGTGTCCAAGGAACCTATATATGTCAAAGGAAAACTATTTACAGAAGACGTAGTGGAAACTGTAAAGTTGACAAATAGATTCTTTGTACGGGATACTTGCTATATGTGCGGCAAGTGCTGTTCTAATTACAATGTATGCTATACTAAGTCTCAGTTTGAGAGCATATTATTTGCTCAGGAGAAAGAATTCTTAGATAAGGGACTAGACTATAGTAGAAAATTAGAGTTAGTAGCCGGTGTTAAGGTTAGAAAACTTGAAATTAATGGGAAGCGGGTGGAATTCTATTCATTTCCCAAAACGAATAAGAAGAACCATAACATTATACACTTCGAAGATAGAACTAATGATAAGTATTGCCATTTTCTTGAAAAGAGGGGCACTAATAATTATGTATGCAGTATTCACCCAATTAGATCTATCACCTGCAAGATACCACACATGAGATTCATATATAGAGCTAATACTAAAACAACCAGTCTATCAGTTGGTACCTACCCTAGAAATTTTAACTTGCATTGTCCTGTTAAATTCCCACCGGAGTTGGATGAACCATCTGTGTTAATGAGAATCGAAGATTTGAAAATACTCAATAAATGTTCAGACGACCTGGGAATAAATACATTTTTGCCGGAGATAATAGATTATTTAGAGAATGGAGGAAGGAGACCTCGTGAGTTTACATACAACAAGAAGAATGGTAGAAAGCTCTTCAACTTCAAAACCTAAGAAGAGAGGATTTGATCTATACTTTGCAGGTAGCCAAAATAAATTGGCTGAATTGTATCTGAGAGATTTAGGTTGCAATAGATTAGCAAGTCAATTATTAGACAGGATCGTAATTAAAGGATGGATAGATGCAAGAAGCACTGGTTCTGCACAAGGGCACCTATTCATAGATAGTGGAGCATTCTCCGCACATACTAAAGGAGCCGAAGTTGACGTAGATGCTTATATAGAATATCTTAATTCTATAGATGAGCATTTACATATATTTGCACAGGTAGATAAAATTCCAGGTGAATTTAGAAAACCTAAGACAAGGGAGCAGTTGTTAGAAGCACCTGAACTAAGCTGGAAGAATTACCTATATATGAGAGAAAAGGTTAAGAGCCCTAAAAAACTTCTGCCAATTTTCCATCAAGGCGAAGATTTTAAGTGGCTGGAAAATATGCTTGAGTGGACAGACGAAAACGGAGAGCATATACCTTATATAGGTATTTCACCAGCAAACGACCAGCCGGTTAAGGAAAAGGAGAAGTTCATTGATAAATGTTTTCAGATTATCAAGAATAGTTCAAATCCTAATGTATGCA